TAACGGTTTCAACTTCAACCAATCAGTTGTTGATGCAAACGGTAAAGTTGTTCCTACATGGGGTGACGTTCTTAACAGAGCAAACCTTGGTATGGAAGTTATGCATGAAAGAAATGCTCATAATTTCCCATTAGACCTTGCATCAGCAGAGTCTACAGAAGTTGCACTTGTTGCTCCTTCAGTTGGTTGACAATCAACCACAGGATGATATACTAAGAGGGTCTAGCGACCCTCTTTTTTTATGAACATTTTTGTGACCGACCCTGACCCTGTAGTATCAGCACAGTGTCTGCCTGATAAGCATGTGGTTAAGATGCCACTAGAAACATGTCAGATGCTTTCTATTGTGGGGTCTGCTCAGTGGGGTCATGGTTACGGTGAGTTACCCAAGAAAGACAGTGGTTTTTACAACACAGATAAGGGTGCGTTTCGTAATCATCCCTGCACTATCTGGGCTCAAGAAAACTTTCGTTGGTTAATCAGTCATGGTCTTGCTTTGTGTGCTGAGTACACACACAGGTATAATAAGACACATGCATGTCAGTTTACTCTAGAGTATGCAGACATTATATTTCCAACCATTGAATGTCCTACTCCATTCACACGTGCTATGCCTGATGAGTTAAAGAATGATACAAGCATAGACACTACCACTGCTTACAAAAAGTATATCTGTAGTAAGTCTTGGGTCTCAACAAATTACTTACGTGATCCATCCAGAAAACCTAGTTGGTTGACAGACTGATCATATTCTGATAAGATGGGTGGGTAATACCACCCATTTTTTATGCACGGAAATTTGGAACCCGAAGAAAAAGTATTCGGCAATAGCATCACAGTATATTCAACTAAAGGTTGTTTCTATTGTGAACAGATGAAACTTCTCATGGACAGAGCAAAACTTTCGTTCACTGAGATTGAAGTGACTGATAGTATGAAAGATTCTTTCATTGACATGTTCCCTGACGCTAAGGGATATCCGTATGTTATAATGGACGGTAAACCTGTTGGTGGTCTTGTTGAGACTGCTAAAGTTTTGCTTAAGAAAGGATTAATTAGTGCCAAAGAAAAATAAGACTCCCGATGCCTCCATAAATAAAGGCATAGAACTTATGCTCAGGAGGGATAACATCAACACCACACCAAAGAAAGGTATGGGTTTTAATAAAGCGTTCTCCATCTTTAATAGGAATTGGTATTTTAATATCGAACTACGATGGGAGAGTAATAAAATATAGTATAGGAGAGTCACGATGACAGATTCAATGATCCTTTTTTTCTCGGCAACAATTTCATTTTTGTTTTTGTGTGTCGGAATAGTTGCAGGTTGGACGGCAAAAGATTTTGTTCATGATTACATGTGGTCCAGAGATGAAGTCTCCTATCACCCTGAGATGTATGATGAAAATGGTATGATGATTAATGAACAACTATTATCAGTAAAATTTATTAATGAGGATGAAATAGATGAAACTCTTGATGCATGAGGTACTTCAGAAAGTATCTAACGCAAAGACAAAGAAAGAAAAGATCGCACTGTTGCATGAGTATAACACTCAAGCATTGAGATCTTTATTCATAATTAACTTCGATGAATCTGTGATAAGTATGTTACCACCAGGTGATGTACCTTACACACCTAACGATGCACCCGAAGGTACAGAACACACTAACCTACAGAAGGAAGCACGATTACTTCATCACTTCTTTAAGGGTGGTTCTAATGTTAAGCAGGCTAAACGTGAGAGTATGTTTATTCAAATGCTTGAAGGACTTCATAAGGGTGAAGCAGAAGTGTTGATCCTTGCTAAGGATAGAAAACTTGGTAAGCGTTGGAAGATCACTAAAGCATGTGTGTCTGAAGCTTATCCACAGATACAATGGGGTAATAGATCATGAAGAAGTTGTGGCAGTGGGTTCTTAAACTATTGCCAAAGAAAAAGACTAAACCTATTGACATTAAAGATCCATGGGGTGAATGAAAAAAGATATCTTTGCTATTCCAATCTTCGAAGAGAAGATTAACCTGAAAAAAATAAAGACTGGCGTTGGTGAGTTCGCACCTACTTGGGAGAGTGGTGTACTCACCACTTTTAATAGTGGACTACATGTATATGACAGTACGTGGAACTACCTATTGACAGTGGTCAAACCTCTGCTAGAATCCTTACCAGATCCAATTGAATCTATTAAGTTCATGGGTATGTGGAGGAACAAGTATGATCCTACATCCTATCAGGGATACCACATTCATCCAGGTTCTCAGTGGAGTTTCATTATCTACGAGGATGTAACGTCCAAGACTTCGTTTGTTAATCCTATCATGCCATTGGTTCAGAACCACATGGGAGATAACTCAAACGTATTTCCAATGGACTACAGACCTAACCTAGAACCAGGATCTATGATACTCTTTCCTTCCTTTCTAGGACATCAAGTTTTACCAGGAAATACTGGAACAACAGTGTCTGGTAACATAATTGTGGAGTATCAATAGCTACTATCATAGATAAAATAGACGCATTACTATTATGAGACTAGGAGTATTATGTTCTGGCAACGGAACCAACTTCGAAAATATTCTCAGGTCTTGTTGGGAAGACGAGGTTGTGTTGATGATACACAACAAGAAGGATTGTGGTGCTGCTAAGAGAGCAGAAAAGTTTGGTGTCCCTCATTGTTATATAAAACATAAAGATGAGGAACAGATCATTCAACTAATGCAAGCATGGAGAGTTGATCTAATTGTTCTTGCTGGATACATGAGGGTGATATCACCTGAGTTTGTCAAAGCATTTCCCAATAGAATAATTAACTTACATCCATCACTGCTTCCAAAATACAAAGGACTTCATGCAATAGAACAAGCATTGGAGTCAGGTGATAAGGAAACAGGTTGCACAGTTCACTATGTGAATGATGAGTTAGATTCAGGTGAGGTCATTCTTCAATACGAAGTACCCATTGAACCTGATGATACTATAGAAACTTTAACCCCTAAAATACAGAGAAAAGAATATGCTATCCTTCCTGAAGCCATCAAACAAGTTAAGCAACGGAGAACAGTTGGAGTTAACTGATATAGTTTGCAGAATGTTATCAACAGACGGAGAAGTTTCATTGAAGGAACGAATCTGGATGCAAGGCAAACTCGATAATAATATAGTTGCTAGAAAGTTGGTTGGCAGTATGCTCTGCCCTGATTATGTACCTCACTCTTACGAGGTCAATGATTAAAACATTATAAAAGTGTATCGTATTTGACCGTTACACTTGACTAAATAATTTTGTCATGCTATCATGACATTACGTTCAACCCATAAGGGTCGCAAGTAAGCCGACACGGAACGGATCGTTCATCCCATGTATCATCTGCTTCTTCTTACTACTTCTCTGACCTGTCTCGAAAGACAACTCCTCATTGAGAAGATGTCAATCGCTAGAGGTATAACAGAGGAGGTACGACTTGAATTAGTTCAGGTTGTTATGGAAGATGCACCTTATTGTTGGGACGCAAATGCCGACTGAAGGAACGGGGTTCATCCACCCTATCCAGAGGACAAGCCAATGGCACAAGTCACTTACCGTGGAGTCAAGTACGACTCTGAAGCGTACCGTCAAATGGTACAAGCAGAAGCTCAAAAGAGAAACCATGATCTAATGTATCGTGGAATCAAAGTAGAACGCAAGTTCGCTTCCAAGAGCTGAAACAAAATCACAATGTGATTTCTATGAATCCTGGAAAATTTTTTCCAGGATTTTTTTGTTGTAAAAGTTCTTCACATATGCTACAATAAATATACAATGAACCGAAGACACTATGGACAGAGAAAAACTTAAGCTAATTGTTAAGAACATGAAGAGCCTTGTTGATTGCTTAGAAGCAGAGGTATATTCTGATCCAAATGCATACGTATGGACGACCCCCAAAGAAAAGAGACTAGAAAAACAGCGAAGAGAATAATAAAGCTTGCCAAAAAGCATCCAGACTGGTATACTGATATGGATGTGAAGTACGCCAAACTTATACGGAGATCCCTGAAGAAAAAGAATGCAACAAGTGAAATTGACATCCGTGACTCCCAAAGCGGAGGAAACGATGGGTTACGTGGCGAGAGTCAGCAACCCGAACAACCAAAGCAACCCAAACGTAGCTGGATTGCTAAAGTATTGCATAAAGCATCAACATTGGTCGGTCTTTGAGCAAGCACATATGACTCTAGAAATTGAAACTACTAGAGGATTAGCAGCACAAATATTAAGACACAGATCATTTACATTCCAAGAATTTAGTCAGCGTTATGCTAACACTAATTTCTTAGACAGTATGATATGTGTACCTGATCTTCGTAGTCAGGACTTAAAGAACAGACAGAACAGTAACGATGACATCCCACAAGATAAAAAGGATGCTCTTCAAGCAAAGATCGCTGTTCATTTTAGTGATGCAATGGATTTATATGACGAACTCTTAGATGAGGGTGTCGCTAAGGAGTGTGCTCGGTTTGTACTACCTCTTGCTACACCGACTCGGTTATATATGACAGGTAGTGTACGTTCTTGGGTACATTACATAGACCTACGTTCTGCACATGGAACACAGAAAGAACACATGGATATTGCAGAGATGTGTAGGTCTATTTTTATTCAAGAATTTCCTATAGTATCAGAAGCATTGGGGTGGAATTAATATGCCAACATATCCAGTAAAACATAAAGAAACAGGA